CGGGCGAGGAGGTCTCCATTCTGGCCGAACACCTTCTCCAGTCGCCCGTCGTGGACTGGACGTTCCAGCAGAGTCCGTTCAGTACGGTCTGGATTTGCCTCGAAAGCGGCAAGCTCCTGACGTTCACGTACATGAAGGAGCAGGAAATCTGGGCATGGAGTGAGCACGAGAGTGCTGGCGCGGCGTTCCTTTCCACGGCATCCGTCCGCGAGAGCGCGGAGGACAATGTGTACTTCCTGACGAAGCGCGGCGAGCATTACTGCATCGAGTTCCAGAAGAGATGGGACTACGGCCAGAGCATCCGGGAAGCGTTTTATGTGGACTGCGGACTGAGCTTTCATGAGACCACGGCGACGACTGTGTTCTCCGGTTTCGACCATCTCGTCGGGCAGACCGTGGTCGCCCTCGCGGACGGGAGTGTGGTGCGCGGTTTGACGGTGGATTCCGATGGGAACGTGACGCTGCCGAACGCGGCGAAGGTGGTCCAGATCGGGCTTCCCTATACGACGCTCATCGAAACGCTCGACCCGGAGATCAGGGCCGAGGACGGAACGACGGTCGGCCAGCAGAAGAATATTCCGTATGTGGTGCTGTACCTCCGGGAGTCGCGCGGTCTCCGTGTCGGTCCCACGGAGTCGGAACTGGTCGAGGTGAAGTTCATGCCGCCGGCGATGTACGCCCCGTCCGAGGACCCGGACGCGGACGTCCCGCCGCTCTTCTCCGGCAAGGCCCGTGTCGTGATCCCGGGGCATCACCGGGACGAAGCGACGATTGTATTTGAACAGGCGGACCCGCTGCCCTTGACGGTGCTGTCCGTGATGACCGCGGTGAATGTGGGGTGAACATGGAAATCACGATTCGGGAAGCAACGATCGAAGACGCGAAGTACGTCGGGGAACATCTCCGTGAGGACGATCTCCGCGAGGTGGAAGCCCTCGGCTTCACGCCGGAGTGTGCGACTATGTTCTCTTTCTCCGGGAGCGACGAGGCATACACCGGGTGCGTGGACGGCGTTCCGACCATGATCTTCGGGATCGGGGCTCCGACCCTCGCGGACGACACGAGCGTGTGGGCTCTCGGAACGGACACCTGCAACAAGGTACCGCTGGCAATGGTTCGGATCGGGCGGGAGGTCGTGAAGCGATTCCTGGAAAAGAATTCGACGCTGACGAACTACTGTGATGCCCGGTACACGAAAACGATCAAATGGCTCAGACTTCTGGGCTTTACCATCGGCGACCCGGAACCTTACGGGGACTCGGGCGCTTTGTTCTGTAAATTAACCATCCACAAGGAGGACTGAGTATGTGCATCATCTCTCTTGGCGTCAGTCTCGGCGTGCTCGGCGGGACTCTTGCTACCGCACTGGCCCTCGACCTTGGCGTCGCCGCGGCGGGCGCGGCCATTGCGGGCGGCGTTGTATCGACCGTCGCGGGTGTTCAGGAAGCAAAACAGCGGCAGGCGCAGGCTGAGTATATGGCCGAGGTCCAGGACAAGAATGCCCGCCTTGCCGCACGTCAGGCGGAACAGGTCGGGATGCAGGCGGATAACGAACGCCAGCAGCTTCGGAACAAGATGCTTTTGGCGAGCGGGCAGGCGCGAAGCTCCTATGCCGCGGGCGGCGTCGTGCTCGGTGCGGGGTCCGCTGCGGATTATGAAGCCGACATCGCGGACGCTTACGATATGGACTCCCGCAACCTTGAGTATGACATCGCCATGAGGCAATGGAAGCTTCGGGTAGAATCCGGCAATGCGACCGATCAGGGCAACCTGTACCGGGCGCAGGCGAGCGCGTACCAGTCTTCTGTCGGGACGTCGCTTTTGAGCGGGATGTTCAATACAGGGGCAAGCGCATTGAAGGGCGGCGTCAGCATCATGGATACCTGGGACCGGACCGGCGGCGTAACGTGGAAGGGGTTCGGCAATGGCTAATCTTTCTCCCGTCATTCCCTCTGTTATCGGCCAGCCGCAGACGGCGCGTAAACAGGTTCACATGGTCGATATGCCGAACCCGCTTGCGGGGCTCGGCAACTCTCTCGGCAACCTCGGCGAAGGGCTCGGAAAGCTCGGTCTTGGTATCGCTCTGATCGAGCAGGAAAGAAGTCACGCGGATTACGTCCGTCTGCTCAACGAAGCAGAGAGCAAGGTGATCCAGCGCATGAACGACGAGGTGTACAGCCAGGACGGCTTCTCTGCGGAGGGGTCCCTCGAACGTACCGGGCGCATCTTCAAGGAAACCATGGATGAGTTCTCCGAGCGGAAGTCTCAGCTCACGAAGCGGGATCAGCAGAGATTTGAAGAGAACTGGGGCCGCTTCTACAACAACCACCAGAACCAGTCCATGCGGCATGAGTACGGGCAGGTGAAGGGCGCTCAGCTCGGGGCAAACGATAAACTGATTGACACGGGGATCGAGGCTTACGTAGAGAGCGGCGGCGATCCGGAGATGATGTTCCAGGCGAGCCTCGCGTTCGACGAGAACTGGAGACTCCGGAACGGCGGCCATCTCACCAACCCCGCCGCGGTCGAAGCCTTCAAGCGTGACATCGAGGATGAAGACGGGAAGGTCAGCATACGGGGCGGCAAGAAGCTCGACATCGTGGAGGACGCGGAGCCCGGAACGCCCGGTGTTATCACGAAAGCGCAGGTCCAGTCGGTCCTGAAAAACATGGAAAAGGAAGCCGCCGCATACGAGGCGGCACGCATGTCTATGTGGGATAAGGCTCACGCCAAGATGATCGACACCTATCTGGATCAGGATCGCGTGAATGATGCCGATACCTACCTGAAGTCTGTGGAAGAACGCGGGCTCATCACCGCCGCCGCGAAGAAGGCGGCGAACGAGGCCATTGATCGGAAGCGCGACGTACTGGAAATCTCGACGGAAACGACGAAGCTCCTGGATGAGCTTCAGGCGAAAGCTGGCGGCGAGAGTATCGCTTACGGCAGCGAGCTTCAGGACAGGCTTTATACGGAGACCATGCGGGAGATTGACCGCACGTATACCGGCGAGAAGTACAAGAAGGGCCAGCAGATCAAAAGTCAGCTTGCCGAGAAGTACCGCCTGCTCAAGGATGCCCAGAAGGCACGGGCGGCGTCCGATGTCGTGAACAAGATGAAGCAGATGCAGGATGCCGGTCTGAGTCTCCCGGAGATGTACAATAGCATCCAGTCGATGAACGATTCCGTGGTCAAGACCGCGCTTCAAAAAGCCTACGACCGGCAGAAAGACGCCTACGATGAAAACACCGATCCCGGCTTCCTGCTCACGCAGGAGGAACGCCTGAATGCCCTCAAGCTGAATCTGGCAAAAGGCGAGGCGGACCTGGACGGCATCCATTACAATTTCAACGAGCAGAAGCAGATCATCGCCTACGCCCGAAACCTCGGGTTCACGAAGGCGAACGAGAAGCGCGCTGCGGCTTATATCAACGCCTCGTCCAAACAGATCGACGCGGTGCAGGCGGGGACGGAACTCGCGAAGCAGATTGGTGTTGACACACCTGCGGAAGCTCTGAACGAGTACCCGTGGATTCTCCGTGACCTGGAGACCATCAAGGGTACCTCGGTCATCGAGCCGGACAAGATGGGCGCTTGGCTCAAGTCTAATATCTCGGCGATCCTGTCCCAGGAAGCGACGAAGGATCGTCCGATCATCTGGGATACGACCAAGACGATCGGGGACTTCGCGGCCCAGGGCGTCGATCCCGGCACGCTGTACCAGGATGAGGAACAGCTCCTCAGCGCGTACCGTTCTCTCCTCGCTCAGCAGGCGATCCAGCGGAATGACCTTGAGGGTGCGAAGAAAGCCTTCGAGGCCAAGCCGAGTCAGCAGGAGCTTATGGACTTCGCGAGGAACAATCGCGGCATGACTTACAAGAAGGGCAACTACTATTTCACGGGTGGTAAATAATGAGCGAACTTCTGGACCTACTCAATACGGCGGCTGACCGCGTTTCGCAGGAAACGACCGACTTCAACAGCGAGTCTGCTCGGGGCATCGTGGATGCTTCGGGCGGCGCGCTTTCCGGTTTCTCGACGGAATCCGGCGAGGATGAAAGCGGGGCGATGTACGCCCGCACGGCGTTCCAGCGTGCTCAGCGGAACATGAACCTCGCCGAGAGCATGAACCCGGAAGCAGAGGCCGCGGCGATCCGCGCCTCTCAGAAGACGGGTGCTCCAGTCAGTTCTACCCGCGAGTGGGATAACCAGGTGCTCAATAAGCCGGACCTTGGAACTCTGTCTCAGGAGACCTTGGAGTTCCTGGGCGAAGACCTGTCGAATGCCGTCGTGACGAAGGATGACGTCGAGGCCATCGACGCTCTGGTCCAGACGGCAAAGTACGCTCGGATGTCGATCGAGCAGCGCAGGAAGGCGATGCAGGAACAGGTCAAGGCGGAGGGCTACTCCGCGTCCCAGATCGCTGATCTCATGGCCCGCGGCTACACGCCCGCGAACGATCCGACCGGCAAGGACGGCGTGTTCACTATGGATATGGGCGGCATTCAGGCGACTGTGAAATGGCCGCAGTTGGAGGAGTGGTACACGAATCCGGAAGAGCAGAAGTTCCTCGAAGCCCAGCACAAGGGCGCTGAGGCGAAGCTCAAGAAGGCGCAGGCCGAGACCGTGGAGGGTGCCGTTGAGGCTCGGAAGCAGGAGCGCGTCGAGTCCGGCTATGCCGAAAACGATTTCGATCTGCGTGGTTCCGCTTGGCTTGTAACGGCTTCGCCGGAGGCTCAGACGGGGTACATCCAGCAGCTCGACAAAGAGATTGCGGCCATGCGCGCGCTGTACGCAAGGTACGACGACGCATGGAAGTCTTTCAGCAACGAGGAGATGCTGGGCGCACTTGACACGATCAGTAAGGAAACGGGGCTTGACGTGACCGACATTTCGCTTGCGCGTCTGCTCCCCGCCGAGCCCGGTCTGACTACGACCGACTGGCGTACTCTTGGTAACTTCTTCGGCATGTACGATTTCTGGGATCACCGGACGGGGCTTACCCCGAAGGAACTGGATCAGATTCATCGGAACCCGCTGGCGTTTGATAGCGCGGATCGTCTTGACGTGATTGATGATCTGGAGCAGCAGGCGAAAGCCCTTCGCGGGAACTCCGTTGCGAACACGCTCGTCGAGGGCGGGCTGAACAGTCTGCGGTTCGGCGCTGAACTCGGTGCGACCGGGCTCGGGGAAGCGTATGAATTGGCGACGAAGGGGATGTGGGACGCCGGGTTCCGGCAGGGCGTGAAGAAGGTTCCGAAGGCTCTGTGGGACATCGCGAAAGCTGTGGCGAAACGCCTCCCGACCCGTTCTGCTCAGAGCGCAAACAGAGCCCTGGACGCGATCGAGGGGAAGATTTCCGCGTCGATCCAGGACGGCCAAGTCGTTCCCGAATACGACGAGGGCGAGATCGGGGACTTCGCGAAGGAGTTCCTGAACGCCACTCTGGATCAGTACATTGAAGACGTCTCCGAAGGCGTCGGTGAACTGGTACCCTTCCAGCTTCTCGGACGTGCGGTTCCGAAGACGATCCAGAAGAGAGCGTTCGTCCAGGCCGCGGGGAAAGTCCTCAAGAAGTTCGGGGAACGCGAGGGCGTGAAGCAAACGCTCGACGTCCTCAAGAAGATGGGATGGCACAATCTTCCCGCCGAGTGGTTTGAGGAAATCGCGGGAGACGTCGCTCGGTACGCCGCCACCGGCGCAGCGAACCTGGCCGGTACCGGCTACGGCGACCTCGGCCAGGACTCCGTGTTCCAGGGGATCGACGGAGAGTCCCTACGTCTTCTGGAGATCGCAACGACCGGCGGGCTTATGACGGCTTCCGCCGGTACGGTTGCACTTGCGGGCAATACTCTTCGCCGGTTCGCCGGGGCCCGGAACGCCGTGCAGTTCAAGGCGGCGGTTTCGACCCTCAAGGAGCGCGTGGACGCGGCGTCCACTACGAATAAGCGGAGCCCCGAGATCATGGAGTATCTGCTCCGGAAGTCGATGGGCTTCCGTGGGTTTGCATACCTCACGCCCGAGATGGCGGGGGCGTACTTCCAGTCCATGCCGGACACGATGCGGGCGGCTGGTGTTGATGAAGACACGATCGGGAAAGCGACGACGGAGGAACGGCTGGTGCCGGTCTCCGTCCCAGCGCTTCTTGCCCGCGGATCGGCGGAAGAGGTCAACCAGGTTCTTGACGATCTTATCCCCGATCCGAGGAACATGCTCACCCCGGCGGACGCCGACAAGATTCTCCCGGGCGAGATGGACGAGGCGACGAAGAAAGCCTCTGAGGAACTGGAGGACAAAAAGGCTGCGATCCAGGAGTTCATGGAACAACTGAAAGCGGCTGGCCGTCCGATGAACGAAATCCGGGCAGCGGCGAAGCTCCTGAACGTGGCGGAATACTTCGCGGCCCACAACACCGAAGGCATGACCGCGGCGGAATGGATTCGGAAGCTCAAGGTCGTCCAGGAAAGCGAAGCCGACTTTATGGCCCGGTTCGTGGAGAAGGAAAACTCCTCCCTGTACCAGGGCGTCATCGGCATCCCCGGATTCTACTCGAACATGATGCAGGCCCTTGAAGACGCACCTCAGCAGAAGATGACCCCGGCGCAGTGGATGGCGTACCTCCAGAAGAGCGGCGGGCTCAAAGCCGGTGAGACGAGTTGGCGCGGGTCCGTCGAGAAGTTCTTTGAAGGCCGCGACCCGAACACGGCGGTCGATAAGCAGGAGATCGTCGATGCGTTCCAGGACGGCATGGTCGATATTCTGGAGATGGGAACGGGGATAGACGAGACTTACGAGCTGAATAATTATCTCGAACAGAGATACGATGATTCCCACGTTCACGAGGCTCAGCAAAAGTTCCGAGAACTTCTCGGGGAGACGGATGACCGGTACTACATGTTCGCAGCGCGAGCTATGACTCGGCTGAGAAACGAGGTTTTACGCCCTTATATCTACGACGATATGATGGCGGAAAAAGGACCGGATGTCATCAAGGCCGAGATCGAAGCGATGTATGGGTACATGACTGAGGACAAGTTGAAGGAGTATATCGACCTTTACCGCAACCTTAGTCAAGCCCATGTTCGCCAGTTCAAGAAGGAGCCGAACTCAGACGAAGAGGCCCGGCAAGCGGAAGAGCGTATCGCCGAGTTCGAGAAAGAGGCGCGGCTCTTTGGCGAGAACGCGGCGGCCGATATCCCGAGAAGACCGGTAAAGAAAGTTATCACCCCAAGTAGCGTTCGTGACGAGTATACTACGAAAGGACTGGACTATCATCAGGAGCTTGTGATTTACGCTCCGGAAGTTGCGTCGTTCCAGGAGAGCGACCCCATTCATTTCGGCAGAGACACTAACGGTACGGCACTTGTATGGGTTCGTTTCGGTGCAACGACCGATGCAGCCGGGAACCGCGTTCTGGTGATTGACGAGATTCAGTCCAACCGTCATCAGGAAGGTCGGGAACACGGGTATACTCCTATTCCGAGGAAAGGGGCCCTGATTCAGGCTAAGAAGGTCTACCTTGTCAACGTGACTGGTCGCGCAAGCAGTTTCGTTCTCCCGAGTATGATCGAGGATGTTGAGACCGATGAGTCGCAGGATACCTCACCGCTCTTTTCTCTTCGGGTAACTCCTACCCAGGGTAGGATCGTTGACCTCCTCGTAGACCCGGACGGCGTTATCTCGCCGGGTACTCCGAATTTCGCGGGGAAAAAACTGTCTGAGGTTATCGGGGAGGACGTGGCGGAGGAAGTGATGAACACTCTTATTCGCCCGGAAGCCATAGGGAAACAAGTCCTGTTCGGCGATGAGAACGGCGTTCCCGCTGCTCCCTTCGAGAAGAACTGGTACGAGCTCGGCATGAAGCGCATGATCCGATATGCCGCCGCGCACGGGTTCGATAAGATTGCATGGACGAGCGGCGAGCAGCAGGCGAAGCGGTATAACATCGGAAACGTTATTACGTCCATTGACCTCGGTAGACAGTCCGAACGGGAAAAGGAAGATGGGGAGCAGAAGTTCTGGCTCACTCTGTCCGATGGCTATCGGGAGTATGTAACAGTCCGTAAGGATGGCGAGATCATCCGAGCGTCTTTTGCCTTCGCCGAGATGCAGGGAAAGGACATCCACGAGGTTTTCGGGAAGGAACTCGGAAACCGGATGATGGGCCTTATGGAAGGAGCCGAGACGGGAACCGAATCGGAAGAGCGTCAGATGTACGGCGTGTCGTTTGCCTATTGGAACGGGAACGGCAATGCTGAGCTGAACGTTTACTGGGGCGAGGATGCCGAGGGCGATGTGACTGCGCTTGAGGTAGACTTGGACGGGAAGATCATCGAGGGGTACGCCGCGGACACAGTGTTTGATGCCTTTGGGGACGAAGTAGGGCAGGAGATTGTAGACCACATAAATACAAGCAACGAGGGTGCGTGGCTGCAAGTTGATAAGTCGGTTTTAGTAGGCGGCAAGACAACGAGCATCCGCCTTGACGACAGCGTTGTTATCGGCGGCGAAGGCATGAAGACCTTCTACGACAAGATTCTGAAGAACTTTACGGACAAGTACATCAAGAAGTGGGGCGCGAAGGTCGGTGTCGTTGAGCTCCCGGAAGTCGAAGAAACCGGGCGCGAGATGTGGGGCTTCGACGTCACGCCCGCTATGAAGGCTGCGGTCATGGGCCACGGCCAGCCGCTTTTCCAGAGCAATATTCCGAGACGCGAACGCCCGGATTATATCGGGCTTACCCCCACGGAACAGGCGGAGGTGGATCGTCAGCGTGCGGAAGTTCGGGCGAAGTACGAGGGTACGGACCAGTGGATGAAAGCGCCGAACGGGAAGCCGTCCAATCTGTCCGAGGACCTTTGGATTACCGTGCGGACGGAAGCCTTTAAGAGATGGTTCGGGGATTGGGAAAACGTGGGGAGCCCGGACGGGAGGAGTTCAGCGGAAGATAGCTCCCCGGTTACTTCCGCCCTCAACACTCCCAATGCCGAATTTGCACCGGTATCTAACAATACACCCACTTCTCGAAAAAGTCAAGCGGGAGTTTTGGATAAAAACGGGGAACCTCTTCTGGTTTACCACGGAACCCTCGCGACTTTCCAGTCGTTCTGGCGTGGTGATCTTGGCATCCATTTCGGAACCGAAGAGCAGGCAGATAACCGGGCGCGGTCCAAAGCACTCGAATCCGGGGACCCGAATGCTCTTGACTATGCCGGAATCTATGCGGGGTTTCTGAGGCTCAAGAATCCGCTGTATATCCCGCACGACTATGGCGATTGGAACGCAAGCAGTATCGCCTTGTGGCTGCTGGCCGAGGATAATCACGGCAGGGCTCCTCTTACTCTGTCTGAACGGGATAAAGAGTTCCTGAAGAAGGTCGCGTTCGGCTCCTGGAGCGAGAAGCGCAGTAATCGTGAGGTCCGCCACTGGCTCCGAAACAAGGGCTTCGACGGGATTGAGTATGCGAACGGGGTTGAGGGTTCCGGCAGCTCTTACCTTATCTTCAACTCACGCCAGTTCAAAGAAGCCGAAAATCTCGGGACCTTTGACTACAGCAATCCATACTTCTATTTCCAGTCCTCTGTCACCCCGGACGTGGACGACGCTTTCATTGAGGCCGAGAAGCAGGGCAATTACAATGAAGCTCAGCGGCTCGTGGACGAGGCGGCGGGGTACGACCCGAAGAAAGCCACCTATCCCGGAGAGGTCGCGAAGGTTTATCACTATGGGGTGCTCGGAAACGACGTGTTCGTTGCGGACCGTCCCGTTCACCTCGGGACGGAGCAGGCTGCGCGGGAACGTATTCCCGGAAAGATGAAGGAGGACTTCCTTAACTCGGTTGAAGTCTATCAGGATGAGGACGGAAGATGGACCTGGGCGGAACCGAACGGTATGGAATCCGGGCAGTATTTCAGCTCGGAAGAGGCCGTCCGTCAGTGGCTTTCCAACTCTGATTTCTGGCTTGAGGGCGAAGAACTCGAAGGGGAAGCGGAGAAGATTCATTCGTATTTCGTCTCGACGGAAAACTTCAAGACCGTCCCGGACATGATAGACCAGAACGGATGGGACGAAGCCATCGCCAAGGCGAAGGAAGAAGGCTATCGCGGCATCCGCTACCGGAATGTCGTGGAGGATCATGGTAGCTGGTCGTACATCGTTTTCAATTCGGAAGACATGAAACTCGCCGACCCGTTCACCTACGATGACGATGGAAATCTCATCCCGCTCTCGGAACGTTTCAACGACTTGAATCAGGATGTCCGTTATCAGTCCAAGAAAGGCGAGCCGCACCGCGGCGCGCTCACCTCGCTCAACGACGATTGGGAAGCGACGATGGCGCTGTTCGACTCTGCGGACGGATCGACCGTCGTTCACGAGACGGCCCACTTCATCTTCGACATGATGGAGAAGTTCGTGGAGAACGGCCTCGCGGACGAACGGATGCAGAGCGACTACAAGAAGCTCGTGGACTGGATGACCCTCACGCCAGAGCAGGCCGCGAAGGGTTACGAGGCGTACCTCAAGACCGTTCCGGAGGGTACGGAACCGATGACGCCGGAGCAATGGAAGTACATCGAGGAACAGGAACGCCTCGCCCGCGGGTTCGAGGCGTACTGCATGGAAGGCCGCGCCCCGTCCGTGGAGCTCCAGGGAGCCTTCGCGACGCTCCGCCGCATCCTCCTTCATATCTATAAGACGGTCCGGGCGCTTGGCGTCCAGCTCACCGATGACGTGAGACAGGTGTTCGACGGGATGCTCGCGACCGAGACGACGCTTCTCCGGGATTCCATTCTTCTCGAAGCGGCGGAACAGATCGACCGGGAACTCCTCGGACTGTCCCAGGCGGAAGTCAAGACGTTCCGGGAGCTGATCCAGAAGTCCAACGAACAGGCCGTCGCGGAGATGACCGCCGAAAAGAACCGCCAGCTCACGGAACTCCGGAAGCAGTGGCGGGCTGAGGCGAAGGAACTCATGGCCGATGACCCTGTGTACAGCGTGTGGTACGCCGTGCAGAAGGAAGGCAAGATGGACTACCTCGCCGTCCAGGAGATCGTGGGGGACTACATCGCGCAGCGCCTCCGGGCGATGGGCCTCGTAACGGCTCCCGGACGCCGCAGAAAAGACGGCTCCTATCCGAACGCGAAGGCGGGCAAGCACCCGGCGACGATGGCCGCACAGGCCGGTTTCGATTCGGTCGAAGAGATGATCGACCAGCTCCTCGTCTCCAAGTCTCCGAAGGATTTCACCGCGGAGTACATGGCGGACGAGGAACGGAAGTTCAACGCCGAGTTCGCGATGAGCGAGAAGGCGCAGAGCGTCCAGGCGAGCATCGAAGCTCTGGAGAAGCTGTCCGAGATGCTTGCCGTTAAGGGCGGCCAGATCGGCTACCGCTTCCGCCGCGCCCTGCTCAAGCAGCAGGCGCTCGCGGAGCTGAACAGTATGTCCGTCGCCCATATCGTGAGCGACAAGAAGCTCATCGCCGACTGCCGGATGAACGCCCGGAACTTGACGAAGGCCGCGAACGAGGGCGACTTCAAGGGCGCGTTCGAGCACGCGAAGGCTCTGCGCTTCAACCTCGAAGTGCTCCGGATGAAGGGCGACGCGAAGAAGGTGGTGGACGATACGATCGGTCTGCTCCGGAAGGGGCGCCACGCGAAGAAGGGCACGATCTACGGCGACCATCAGGACGCCCTCATGGACCTGTCCTTCCGCTTCGGCTTCACGAACAAGCTGCCGGCGATCCAGCACAGCGTCGCTTCGGTCGTTGCGGAGTTCAACGAAGAGGCCGCGGCGAACGGAGACCTTCCTCTCGACGTTCCGGACTGGATGCTCAATTTCAGCATGGACTACCGGAAGATGACGTTCGGCCAGTTCCAGGAACTCAAGAATCTGGCCGACTTCCTGTACGGCGAGGGCAAGGAGCTCGTTTCCGCCCGTGAGGAAACGTTCCGGAACTCCGTGAAGCAGGCGGTCGAAGGGACCGTAGCGGAGCTTCAGAATCAGAAACATAAGTACACTCGCTCCACTAACTTCATCGTGAAGGGCTGGCGCGGGATGGTGAACTGGGGCACGAAGCTCCGGAACATCGTTGGCATGGCGGTGAACTGGAATCCGGACGCCACGCTCCAGAAGCTCTACGACGAGATGGCCTACGCGGAGAGCGAACAGACGCAGATCATGGCCGACCCGATGCGGCAGGCCACGGCGGCGCTCGACGCCCTCTACAAGGCCACGCGGGGCCTCAATCTCGAAAGCATCTCGGACATCCCGTTCCCCCAGGACGTGAAGGCGGAAGGCTACCGGAAGTGGGACGCCGAGAAGGTCGTTGCGGCCTGCCTCAACATGGGTACGCTCAAGAACAGGCAGCGCCTCATCGACGGGTACGAGTGGGGCGAGAACGGCGAAGAGTACGTGGAGCGGATCGCGTCGCTTCTGACCGCCGAGGACTGGGCGAATATCCAGGCGATCTGGAACGCCATCTCCTCCCTCACGCCCCGCACGGCGCAGACCTTCAAGGAGGAGTACCACTACGACCTGAAGCTCGAAGAGGCCGCGCCGTTCACCGTGAAGACGAAGGACGGACAAGAGATCGCCGTCCTGGGCGGCTACTATCCCCTCGAATACCTCTACCACACGAATACGGTGGTGAACGACAAGGTGGATGCGCTCAAGAACGCCCCGAAGTTCCGCCGGGCTTCCTTCACGTTCGAGCGTAACGAGAAGGTGACGGACCCGCTGGCCCTGAGCCTCAACACGGTCTTCAATCACATCTTCGACGCCTCGCACTACATCTCCCATCGCCACGTGATGCGGAAGGTGCTCCGGGTCATTAACGACCGGGCGTTCCGTTCCCACTTCCAGCAGACGCAGGGATTCGAGCGCTACGCCGCTCTCAAGGCTCTCGTCGAAAACGTCGCCGCTCCGGGCGCGGCGTTGAAGGGGATGACGAGCGAGTTCGAGAACTGGGGCCGTGCGGTCGTGACGGCCTCCGCGCTCTGGGCGTCCCCGTCCGTCGTCGCGATGCAGTTGAGCTCCATTACTTATGGACTCGATGAACTTGGCGGCTACTATCTCGAAGCCGCGGCGGAGAATATGGCCCATCCGGTCGATACGTTCAAGTTCGTCATGGAACACTCCGGGATGATGCGCGACCGCGTGAACCTGAAAGACCTGGACCTCAAGACGCGCGCCAACGAGTTCCGTCAGAATCAGGCGCAGCGCATTCGCGAGATGGTGAAGCAGTTCGGGTACAGCCCCATGCGTTTTGTCGATCTCGCCGTGGCCATCCCCGCATGGAAGGGCGCGTATGACAAGGCCCTGGACGAGGGCAAGAGCGATTCGCAGGCGGTCGCCGCTGCGGATGAGTTCGTCGCAAAGACGCAGGGCGCGACCAGGGCAATCGACCTTTCGCCGCTTCAGCTCAAGCCGTGGGGCCGCGGGCTGACCGTGTTCTTCTCCGCGGTGTCCGCGGGGTCCACGATGGCGACCAAGACGGTCAGCCGGATATTTGGTGGAGATATCACGGTCGGCGAGGCGGCGTACTCCGCGACTATGAATCTCGTTCTGCCGCTTCTGTTCAGTTGCCTGATCCGTTACGCCGTGAGCGGTGCGGGCGCAGGCGACGACCCGGACAAGGCGAGAAGAGCGTTCCTCCGGGAACTTATGACCAACCCTTTCCAGGGTATCCCGCTTCTGCGTGACGTCGCCGACTTCGCGGCGGGGCGTACCCTGAACCCATCCCACAAGACTCAGAGAACCGTTTTTGAAAATACTTCACTGCGCGGCGCTTCCGATCTCGTCGTTACCGCCTTCGACGGGGTTCAGGCCGCGTTTGAAGAGAACCCGGACCGTGCTGTGTACAAACTGGCCGATGCGGTCGGCACGTTGTTCCAGGTCCCTGTCGTCCGTGTCTACGAGCGCGCCCGCCAAATGCTCGTGGACTGGACGGGGGATGAGGACATCCTGCCGGACATCGACGAGGAGACGAAACAGAAGAAGTCCAACAAGAAAAGGAGACGCTAATGTCTATCGAAACCATGACGGCGAAAGCCGGTCCGTTTGACTGCGACGGGGTACAGACCGAGTTCCCCTTCGCGTTCGATCCGCTCGACTCGTCCTACCTGACCGTGTATGTCAATGCGGACATCGTGAGCAGCGGGTACACTACGACGCTCAACGCGAGCGGTGGCACCGTGACTTTTTCGACACCGCCGGAATCCGGGGCGCGGGTTGCGATCCTCCGTAACGTTCCGCCGACTCAGCTTGTGGACCTCCAGAACAACACGGCGTTCCTGCCTGAAGTGATCGAGGGCATGGGCGACAAACTGACCGCTATCGCTCAGCAGATCATGGAAGTCGAGGAGCGGGCGTTCGTCGTTCCGCCCACCGCGGACGGTACGGCCAAGGATGAGATTGAACGTATGATTTCGTCCGGTGGCGGAGGCGGCGGGGGCGGAGGATCGTCCTATGAGTTCTCGAATGAGTTCACCGTGACGAGCGGCGGATCGGTTTCCGTGAACAAGATCGACAAGAGCAAGATCACGGGGCTTTCGTCCGCATTGGATGAAAAGCAGGACAAGCTCGTTTCCGGCAATACGTACCATATCAACGTTGACTCCGCGGACAGCGCGACGAAGGCCGGGTATGCCCCGTATACTGGGCCGTTTGCGTTAAGCGGTTCCAGCACGCCTTACGGTTTCTACTATAACATCAATGGCGGCGACGTGTATTTTGGGGGGAGCTCCTACTCCATCTCGTCCTCTACGGGGGGATCGACGCCGCTGCCGAGCGGATCGGCAATTTACCTCCACTTCTACAGCTCCACTGGTGGGTACGACTACGAGTACGTGACGAGCGCTCCGTCTTCCGCGACAGAGGGGCATTACTACACGCGGATCGGGGAAAACTCCGGTGGAAAGGCCGTCCAGTTCCAGTACGGGGATATCCGGCTTCAGGAACCGTCCAGTGGCGGTGGAACCGTCGTCATCGGCGGCGCGACAACAATGGCATGGGATACCAACTATACGGCACCGTCAGACGGCCTGATCCTGGCAAATGCAGCTATGACAACCGCAACCGTGGTAGGCGGAGCGGGAAGCTACGCGGCGGTCGTTGTCGGCGACACCACGTACAAGTTTGCACAGACGCCGCAAGCCGGGATCGAAAGCGGGGCAGTCTACGGATGCTCTCTTCAGGTTCCCGTCGCCTCTGGGCAAGTGTGGTCTGCGGCTGCGCTCAATAATTCAAGCGATTGCCACCTCTATTTTATGGCTTTTAACACCGGGAGCTGACTATGAGCGAAAAGATCATAACCGATTATTCGACCGACAAACCCGTCTACGTCGAGAAGACGGAAGGCGGGAGGACGGTGGTCCGCGACTTCTCAACCATTGCAGCGCCGGTTTTCGAAATCAAGAATGTTCCCGACGCAGACAACGAATCCGAACAAAACAACCCTTAACAGAAGGAGATAGACTATGCAGATTATTACTGACTATTCGACCGGAGCGCCGCGTTTCAAGGTTATCGGAGGCGGCGATAGTGGCGATGCTGTTGCGGTTTCCCTGACCACCGCAGAACGCACTGCGATCACCCCGGACGCTGGTGTCCTGATCTGGGACACCGATCTTGAGAAGCTGTTCATCGGCGATGGAAGTACGGCGGGCGGCGTGGAGGTTCAAGGCGGCGGCGGTGAAGGCACGGTCACCGGTATCGAAGCCTCCGTGGATGGCGGAACCGCGACCATCACGGCGACCGGAAGCACGACCAGTGTGAAGATCACTGGTACCGGCGGCATGGACGTGAAGGGAAATACAAACGGAGAAATCGAGCTTGGCACTCCCGGCGTTTATCGTGGACGTAAGGAGCTGTACGATAACCTGAAAAATGCGCGGTTCTTCGCAAATGTCGGAACTCCGCTTACTATTTTGCACATGTCGGATGTTCACGGCGATACCGATGCACTTACTCGAATAATTGCAGATAAAACATATCTCGGAAACAATGTTGAAGAAATGATATGTACAGGCGATATGAGCTTTGGCGTTGGTGGAGAAATCGCGTCATGGTGGAATAAGAATATTCTGACGTGTATCGGAAACCATGATTCCGTCACAGAATCAGGCGGCGTATATGACTGGACGGGCGTAAGCATGGCAGACCGTGACGCGTACTACATCGCGCCATTTGAAAGCAACTGGAGTATCACGCACACGTCCGGCACGTCCTACTATTACAAGGACTACACAATGCAGGGCGTTCGTCTTATCGTCATGGACGGCATGTTGTATGTAGGCAGTTCCACCACGACCGAAGCGGCGACGCAGACCGCATGGCTTGAAACCCTGCTTGCGGACGCTATCACGAACAGTCTTCATGTCGTGATTGCGATTCACGCTCCGCACGGTGGTGCGAAGCTCAAAGAATGCTCGTTCAGTCCGTTTGTAGATGGCTCATGGACGATGCCAACAAATTCCGATGCCAACACTCCCGCTGTTGTTATCAATGCGGTTGCATCTGCTATTTCCAACGGACTGTATTTCGTTGGTTATCTTTCCGGTCACATCCATACGGACTTCGTTATGGATGTTACAGGGGACGGAACACAGCTTATGTATTGTGTCGCATGTGCCGCAACAAATTATCCTTCACAGTGGCAAAATAGCGACATGTATCGTGGCGATCAGCTTGATGCGTATAACCTCGTTACGATTGACACGAACAAAAAGTATATCAAGATCATTCGAGGCGGCGGAGCAGACGTTGACAATAAGACGCGCCCGCGCATTGAAATGACGGTTGAATATTCCTCCGGTACGATTATCAGCGAGGGAAGAGCGAACACCGCAAAACTCGCCGAGGTTGCCGTTACAGCGAATACTGCATCGTCTCTTGATGCGTCCGCTGTCGGATACGGTCTTGAAGTCAACGGCGGCACAATTTCCGATGCGCGTCACATCCCGCTTGTCACGGTCAATGGCGGCACGGTTACGCTCGATGCGGACAAGGCATATTTGGTCTATGCGAACGAATCCGCCGTCACGCTGAACGCCGAGGCGAATCCGGGCGGGAAAGTCGGACGCGATACAACGCTTCAACTTGTCGTGACATCCACGGATAATGTCACGCTTGGCAATGGTGTCGTTTTTGCATCCACGCTACAGCCGACCAGTATGAACTACTGCACCGCGCATTATTTCAGCGACAAGACGGTCATCACGATTGATTACTCTGTCGTTTCGCAGTGGTACACGGTTACGTCTGCCTCCGGCACGGCTGACGGTTCTCTGTACTTCGGTCTCATGGATTCGTCCCTTGCCGACACCGTTTTTATTCAGGAAGATTCCTCGATCTTCGGCAGTACGGTTGCTCTCGGCGGCGCGACGGTTTCCACGCAGAAAAAATTCATCGGTTCCGGCTCGACCAATTCCATTCTTTCCGGTCTTCTTAATGTGACCGCTGACGGCGATTTCTATGCGTCAAATTGCTCAGTCACTGGCGGCACTTTTAACAATGCAAGCGGTTCTTGTACGCTTGAGGATGTTTCTCTTGTTGGAGATTCGTGTATCGTTTCTGCTGGCTCAACTGTTACTCTGCTTGGAACCATTACTTATGAGCAGGGGCAATACTTCGAGCTGAAGGCAAATGCCGCCGTGAACGGCAGTGCGCTTGTAGACTTGAACCATCAGCAGAGATTTGCAGGAGATACTACATTTTATGTTTCCGGTTTGAAAATTACGAACGGCAACGGAAACTCTGCTAACTGGAACGGTGGCGGCGTTATCGTATGGGGTAGCGGGAAGTTTAACATGGACGGATGTGAAATTTACGGTTGCACCGCTGCGAATGGTGGGTCTGGCGGATTTGCACATATATCAGGTGCGAATACTGGCGGAACTGCCACGAATTGCTATATCCACGACAATATCACTGCGGAAAGCGGAACGGTGTACGCGACGACATCTTCGCAAATCCGTTTTGAGAATTGCATTATTTCCGGCAATACGAGCGGTGGATATGGCGGAGCTTTCTCTCTTGGCGGCGTAACTGGAACCGTTATTAAGGGTTGCACCGTGTCCGATAATACATGTCCCCATCCCGAAATGAACGGGATGTACATACTTGGTACAAGCGCAACCATAACAATTGAGAACTGTGTGTTCTGCATCAACCAAAATATTGCGCTTGGCGGTACGACTCCTACCCTTACTATCAAGGGAAGTCTCGTTTTGCTTGCAAAAATCGCATCCGTATCAAGTGCGGTCGGCAAAGTGGTTATTGTGAGCGGTGCAACGGTTGACGTTACCGGAAACACGTACACGAATGTTATACAACCCGGTGGTAATATTGAGGTGCAGGGCAATATTACATTCATCCGCGCAGACGGTACGAGTGTCACAATTTCAAGCGGCACTTACTCGACAATCAAATCCGACGGCACGACGGCGTGACGCTCTACGCCTACAAGCAGAAAACATGGACAAAGCTCCCCGGTGAATTCCGGGGAGTGAGGCCGATGACCGAGAAGAGATTTCTCATGCTCGGGGGAAGAATCAAAACAGACAACAAAGAAAGGACAACCGAAATGGATATGACGGTTCACGATGTGAACGGGAACGAGGTTCATATCAGTAAGGACGAAGCGGAGCGAATCGCCGCTGACCTCGCGAAGATGGGCGGGAAGGAAACGAACGCCGCCTTCATGAAGCGGGCGCAGGACAACATTCAGGCAATGACCGGGATGCGTCCGACAACCGAGGATGAGGCAAAAGCCATCCTCTACAAGTTCATGCCGGGCTGGGGCATAAAGCACGTTGAACTCATGTTCGAGACGATGGAGTACATCGCCGCGATGCACAAGAACAAAGTGGGGTGAAAATCCGTGAAGTCCGCAAGGGCTTCAAATCATAAACAATCCATGAATCCAACAAAGAAAGGAACTAAACATGGAAAACACTGAAAACATGGGCATGGGAAATGCCGCATGGGGAAATGCAAGCTGGGGTAACACTCCTCCCTGGGCGTGGGGTGGCAATCGTGGCGCTGGCGGGATCGCAACTGGCGGTCTTATCACCGGCATCATCGGTTGCGCTGCTGCGCTTCTGACCGGTGGTTTTGGACTCTACGGTATGAACCGAAACAACGGCTATGGCACCCCGCAGAATGATCGTCTCGCCGCTGTCGAAGCGCAGCTTGCCGAAGCGCGCGAACAGATCGCCGTGAACACTGCGACCGACAGCAGCACGAAGGAACTGACTGCCGCTCTGATCGACAACGCGAAGAAGGGCGCCGAGATCAAGACGCTCGAATCCGAACGTCGTCTTGACCGCAGAATCGACGATCTTCAGACCGCAGTCGTGACGAATGCCGGGACCATCGCCTGCGTTCAGAACAATCTGAACAAACTGATTCAGATCGGCATTCCGTCCGCAAACATCATCACTCCGCCGACCGCAACGACCGCAACCAGTACTGCTGGCGCGTGACGTTTTTGTTTCGGTAACGTGTATCTCCGGGGCGGTGTAACAGCCGTCCCGGACTCAATAACAAGGAGACAATATGAACGTTCTGCAATTTACTGCCGTCCTTCACGATGAACTTCAAAAAATGATCCTGCCCGTCTGTTCCTCCCCACTACAGGCGCTTGCCGTTTCCGCGGTGCTTACGCTGGCGGATTTCAATATCGGTCAACTCGCGGCAAAGTATGTTGAAGAAGCCGATATGTTCGGCGTGATCGACAAGAAGACTGGAGAAGTCAATCTTGCCGCGGTGGAATACGTTCTGTTCAATACTCCGCAGATCACATGGCCGCAGCAGATTGGTCCGTTCAAGTTCGAGAAAACGGACGCGGAAAAACTTGTCGCGGCGTTGAAGGCGCAGGCCGGGGCGACGAAATGAAACGGTGCAAGATTCTTATCATTGTCGGTGGCGGCATCTATGGGTGTATCCCGGCGCATCTCCTCGCAGGACTTCCGAAGCCGAGGCAGACGCTTGAAGGGATCGACGTTCTCGCCGGGTGCTCTGTCGGCGGCATGCTTGCGGCGGGCTATGCGGTCGGGAATCCTTTCACCCGCGTCGATATCCTCTTCCGTGAGAATGCATCAAAGTGCTTCACGAAACGAGCCGCCGCAAAAGTCAACCCGTTCGCCGTTCCGAAGTACAGAACCGACACGATGGATGAAGTACTGGAAGACATCATGTGCAACATGACGATGGGTGACGTGAAGAAAGTCTGGCCAAACCTGTCGCTCATCATCCCTGCTCTTGACCTGACATTCGACAACTACATCGTGTTCGACAACGTGCGCGGGAAGTATGACGATGTGGCGCTAACTGCCATCGCTGGCTACACGTCTGCCGCGCCGTCCTATTTTGCCGGACGCGATTTCCGGGGGCATTGCCTTGTGGACGGCGGGTTGATCGAAGTCGCGCCGCTCCTGACCGCTACCACGTGCATCAAGCACAACACGGGCGTTCCTTTCATGAACATGGATGTGCTGATGCTCGGCACCGGGAAGGACAAAGACGAAAAGCCGTTGACCATCAAACGCTACAACGCGCTCGGCCTGCTCGGTATTGCCACGGATGTGCTTGTTCCGTATGCGACGCTGAGCAACGAAATGGCTACGACGTATTGGGGCGAAACCCTCGGACTCGGCTCGTTCGTCTACTTCAATCCGATTCAGACGAACGGGAAGCTGGACGATGTTTCTCAAATTCCGAAGGTCGTGACGGAAACAGAGAAATACCAGACCCAGTTCAACACGGTATGGGAAGAATGGCTGGCGAGGTGAACCATGACAAAGTTTGAACGGGACGTTTACGAAAAGTTCGACAGTCTGAAATCGACTCTCAACGACCTCGACAAGAAGATCGTGAAGCTGACCGAAAATCTTGAGTCTGACTATCACGCCCTGCACGGAAACGGGGAACCCGGACTGCTCGGTAAGTTCTCGACCCTCGACAAGCACGTCACCGAAATCGAGCACAATCTCGACAAGCGCGTAACAGACATTGAGAACGATCACAAGAAAGAAGACCGCAGAAAAGCGGACATCATCACATGGATTGCAATCGGTGTCGAAGCCGTTGGGACGGCGTGGGCGATCTTCTTCCGGTGATTACTACGGCAGTGCCCTGGAAAGCTCGTCAAGCCAACGGCGGACAACCTCAATCGGAAGCGAAGGAATAATCTCCAGAAGCTTCTGCCTATCCTCAACCTCTCCTTGGTTGGCTCCCTGCTCCACAAAAAGGGCGGGGAGTTTTTGTATCTGCGCGCGGAGGTCTGCCTCGGTGTCATGGTCGGCGTAATGTTTCGTCATCTCAAGGACGGCGTGGCCGACGTACTTCTGAATGGTGCTCTCGGGAATGCCGGCACGTTTCGCCGTGTAGCAGAAAACGTGTCTCATGGAATGAAGGTCTTTTACCGACACGGACTTTCTGCCGGGGACTTCACGCCGGGTCTGAATGCCGAGACGATCCAGAAACGCTTTGATATGGTACGACACGGACGATGGCCGCTCCAGGTACCGCTGGGCATGGTCAGGGAGGACGTACTCCCCGTCCCGCGGGAGAGTCTGCAAGTACGCCGCGAGCTCCGGGAGCAAGGGGATCAGGATCGGAACTCCTGTTTTACGGCGGACGCGGCGGATCATGCCGCCCACGAAGTCAATCTCAGACCATTTCAGGGTACAGATATCGCCTTCCGTGAGGCCAGTGTTGGCCGCGACGATGAAAAGGGGCTGGCAGAACGGATCGTCCTGAAGCCCGTCGCCGATCCGTTTCAATTCATCCCGAGTGAAGACTTCACGTGGGACCGGTTCCATCGCGGGCAGAACGACGCCGGTCCACGGGTTGCGCGTGATACCCGCGTCTTCCTCCAGACGGGAAAAAACGCTCTTGCAGACGAAGACGATCTCCCGGATCGTCTTCGGAGAAAGGCCCGTGACGTGCTTCTGAATCCGGACCTTCGGGTCGCCCTTCTTGTGAGAGAGGACATATTCCTGATCCTGGATGAATCGACCGTCTTTGACGAGACGGGCGACGTATGCCTCACAGTGGGTACGGCGGACGGCGGAGAGATCGGTCACGTCCGGATAGGTTGCCGCCATGAATGCCGCGAAGTCGTTCCAATAGGTTCGACGCAGACCCGCATAGGAGGACTTTGGAACGCGCTTGGAGGGCTTCCCGACTGCAAGATCGAATGCGTCGCCAAGTGCGATGAGAGAGCCGCCGGAGAGTTCCCGGCGATAATTCTCGACCAGAGCCTCCACCGTTTTGTTCTTCCGGATATCCTCCATCTGCTTTTCGAGGAACCGGCGCTTCTCCGCGGCGAACTTCTCGGCCTGGAGTTTCGTGGTGCACCCGACGCAAGGTCCGGAATAACGGGTTCCGTGGATCATAATCCGGTAACGGTACACGGTTCCGCGCAGTTCGACTGACATAATGGCTCTCCTATGTAGACTTATTGAAACTTATAGGAACGATTGCAGGAAAGAGTGGCCCAAATTTGGCTCAGGACGCAGAAAAATCGTCTGTTTTGAGCTTAAAAAGTGGCAACCCTGTCAGGACTCGAACCTATGGCGTTCCGCCTCAAATGAGCGTAGCGTCATTTTCGGTGGTAGACGTATATAATGTACATGATGACTATGGAAAAGTCAAATGGATTTTGCCCAAATTTTGCCCAAAAATTTTCAAAGAAAACGACGGAACGCAGAAAACCCCAAATAAACCTGCGTTCCGCCGAGAGCGGTCAATGGGCGGCGATGTATGAGTCCAGGGACGCCTTGCTGTAAACGGCCTTTCCACGTACCCCGGGAGTAAGTTTGATCTTCGGGATGGTGCCCTTCGTGACGAGGCGGTAGAAGTAAGCTTTGGACACGCCCAGATACTTCGCGGCATCCTTCATCGAAAGGTACCCGTCGGACGTACTGACTGACGGGGAGTACGTCTCGCCGTAGGGGGCGAGGAGGGCGTTGACGGCATCAATGATGTGCTTCGGAATCTTCATGCGGATTTCTCCTTATGTTCGCAGACCGCGCAGTAGAGCCGCGCGCCCTGCCGTAGAAGCTGACTGTGACAGACCGGGCATTCCTTCGGGATTTCCGGGAAGGACGCCTTGCCATGCAGGACCCGAACCACAGATGGAATGACGCCGCCGGCGCGTTCGATCGTCACGACGTCTCCGACGGTAATCATATTCGCCGTCACGTAGTCCGCGTTATGCAGCGTGACGCGGCTGACCGTCGCACCGTCCAGATCGACGGGCTGGAGCAAGGCGACCGGAGTGACCGTGCCGTTCTTCACCTGCCAGTCGATCCGGAGGATCGTCGTCTGCTTCGTCTCGCCTTTGAACTTGAGGGCGATCTGACCCCGCCAGTGGTGGTCCGTATGCCCGAGCTCCCGGAAGAGGTTCGTGCTTCCGACCTTGAAAACGATCCCGTCCATGGGGTACTCATCGTGCATCCGGGCCTTGATGTCCTGAACGACTTCCCGGACGTTCTGCTCTACGTTCTTGACGGACGAAATGCTCCAGACGTGCGAGGCGTAAGGCACGAACGTCAAGACCGAGGCGCGTTCCCGGATCGACGCCTCTTTGCTTGACAGGATGCCGGACACGGCGTTCCTCGGGTTCTTGTAGCCGAGACGGGCGAGATGCCCGAACGCCTGGTAGGTGCAGACGGCCTCGCCGTCGATCCATGCAGTCCAGGGCAAGTCGGCCTTCACGACGAAGGGCATCGCGACGTCCGTGACGTTCTCCCCCATGTAGCCGTCACCGCGCGTCGCGATCACACCGTTGGAGTAGCGACGCATCGCGATCCCGTCGTACTTCGGCATGACATGGATATGGTCCACCTTCTGACGTTCGATCCACTTCACGATCTCTTCGACCGAGTAGACCTTCTGCATGGAAAGCATGGGTGCATGCTTCGGGTGCTGGACCTTTCCGGACGAGACGACCTCCGGGCCCATCACGGGATCGTAGCCACCCGTCAAGCGGTACAGCTCCTCGACGGCGTTGTCGTACTCGGTGTCCGTCATCGTGGAGATACCGACCGCCCAGTAGGAATCCCGGGCGGCGCGGATTTTTTCACGGAGAGTGTCAAGAGTGGTCATGGAACACCTCGGTATCCATAACGCCTTCGATCAGTTCGATCGCTTCCGAAACTTTACCATGCACAATCGCACAGCAAATGCCCCAACGGGCGACCCGTTGCCCCAGGTCTTTCTCTTGCGGCGAAACGCTGGGGTCGTTCCACTCTTCGTCCGTCCTGTCTTCAAGTCCCGGATTGCAATTTATTTCCGCTCGAATCCCAGCGGAAGCCTTGTCCATGCGTTCCATCAGAAAACGCCGGATGAAACTTGGATACAGCTCATCGTGGAACGCACACTGTCTCCAATCGTCCAGGTAAAATTTCGCCTTCTGAAAGTCTTCCTTCGCGTCGCCCTTCTTACCGGCACGCCACACATATTTGAAGGCGTTGCCGAGCGTGAAGGGCATCCAGCGCGTGATGTCGATACATTCCAGTTTCCCGAGGTCCGGTCCGTCCGTATAGTGCGGAGGATGATTCACCATGTCCGGGGCTTCTGTCTCGGCGGTAATGTTGTCTTGGTTATCGTTCATTTCGGTTCTCCAGTGTTGTTAAGCAGCCAAATAAAGATGAGGATCGCAACAGCGACTCCGACGATGTATTCAAGTAGTTGCCAGTTCATTTCTTGTATCGCTTTCCGCGCCATCCCTCGGCCTTGATCGGAAGACCGGCGGCCCAGTCAGGGAGGGCGCAAAGAAGACTCTCGAACTCCTTGACGTCGCCGCGGCCTTCCTTGATCTCGGCCACGGCTTCGTCATGGACGTGCATGACGATCCGGTAATCGTGCTTCTCGGCGTTGAGCATCCCGTTCACGAGAAGGTCCCGTGCCGTCGCCTGCGTCAGGTTCTCCGTCAAGAGGCCGCCGTAGAGGTACTGCGTCCCGAACTTCTTGGTCATGGAGTTCACGCCGTCATAGGCGACGACCATCTTCTGCTCGCCCCAGGACATCGTTTTCGGTTCCATGCGGGGCCGGCAGTACCAGAGGCACCGACCGGACGGGAGGCGCATCGCCAGAAACGGCGTTCCATGGATTGTGCGGACGACGAACCGGGCGGTGCGGTACGTGAAGACGCTCCCGGGGTTCTTGACGGCCAGTTCACAGGCGTGCTCCATCTCCCGCCACATCCGGACGGTCTCGGGATGGACTTCCCGCCACGAATCGACGATCGTCTTGACTTCCGATTCGGGGAGCTTGACGCCATAGTTGACGGCCATCGCATTGAACGCCCCGACGGAGCCCTGGTAGCCAAGGGCGAGCTCTGCCACCTTGCCGACCTGTCGCTGCGGCTTCGTGACGTTCTCATAGTCCACCATGTAGATCGCCGCGGCGTTGACCTTGTAGGGGTCGCGACCGGAACGGTACACTTCGAGCGCCGTTTCCTCCCCGGCCAGCCATGCAAGGACACGACCTTCGATGGAGCTGTAGTCGGCGCACACGAAGTCCATCCCCTCCTCCGGGATAATCATGCCCCGGAGACAGGTGGACGCGGCGATCATGGGGTCCCCGAAAAATAACTCGACGGACTCCAGGTCTCCGCGGGCGAAGAGGCTGATACAGAAATCGACCTGGGAGAAGGCACCGCGCGGGAAGTTCTGCGGCTGGATGAGGCGACCGGACCATCTGCCCGTGCCAGCTCCGTGGTACATGAGAGCGCCGCGAACGCGATTGTCCGGGCAGACGGAGTTGAGGAACGCCTGGTACTTCGCCGTCGAGGATTTCGAGAGAGACTTTCTGATCTCCAGGATTTCCTTGGCCGCGCCGTCCTCTGTCGTGGCGAGAGCGTGTTCCACGTCCTTGGCGGTCAGACCATCCATCTGGACGCCAAGACTCAGGAGGTGCTGAAGCGTAGCGTCCCGCTGCTTCGGGGACTGGAGGCCGGTCAGACGACGGAAGCTCGCAGTCAGCCTGGCGGAATGTTCCTCGACGCACTTGACGGTCGTTTCGACGGTCGGGATGTCGATCCTGATCCCGCGGTCGTTGACTTCGAGGTCCCATTGCCATACCTTCTGTTCGTACTCCGGCAGATCGGGCAGGGCGTTGGACAGCGCCTCTTCCGCCCGGACATCCTGCATGCAGTACTGTCCCTCGCGAGCGAACTCTTCGGGCGTACCGTACCAGTAGAGCTTGGATTCCCAGTCCGGGTCGGCGATCTTTTCGTCCTTATGGGCGGCACGGGGCTTGCAGAGGCGGAGCATGAGCTTGGAGCCCTCAATGTCCTTCTGCTGCGGGACGCCGAGAGCGGCGCAAGCCCCGGCAAGGTCCCGGGGAAGACCGAACATAGCGGCCTTCGCAGCGGAGCACCGGAGCTTCGAGACGTCGAACATGTTGAAGCCATACTTCGGCATGACGTACTTCCAGATGAAGTACTCGAACGAGGCATTGTGGGCTTCGATGATCTCTGCTTCCTGCATCAACATCTGCACCCGCTGAGACGTCACAATACATCCAGCCGGGAGATGCGGAATAGCACTGTCGAAGTTCGGAGAGAACCATATCACGGGCTCGTACCCCTCCGGCTTTAGAGCGAGGCAGATCACCTCGGTCGAAGGGTGCGCCGCGTAGGCTGCCGCCCCGCACTTCTTGAGCGGGGCGGCAGAGCGCGTTTCAAAGTCGATTGTGAGTTTCCGCAGCATGGACTACCTCACGCGAAGGGGTCGTAGCTTCCGGATGCCGTGGTCGTACCGGCAGCCGCGGGAGCCGCCGCCGGGGATGAGACCGGAGCGCCGCCGAACAAGTCAGTCGGACTCGCGGGAGCCGGTTCGAGCTGGTCGAACTTCGCGATCACGGCTTCCTCCGAGTAGCCGATGCGTTCGCCTTCGCCGACGATCTGGAGGGCGTCAAGACCGAAGGCGACGCCCTTGTTGCCGGAATTGTCGTAGGCGTAGGCATGGACGACGGCGACGCACTTCTGGCCACCGTACACGGCGTCGGGGTCTTCGATCTTGCGGACGGCGCGATCGACGACCGGCGGCTTGAACTTCGTAGAGAAACGGACGTAAATGGAGTTCTTGAAGATTTCGCCCCATTCCGGGTTGGCGTCCACGTCGCCGTCCTTGAAGAGCTTCTGGAGGTTGGACGGGATGTTCTTGCCCCACTTCTCGGTGGCGGCGTCCCGGGCGATGCGCTTCATGTCGTCGAGGTTGGTTCCCTTCGGGAAGACCGCCATGAGGCCATACTTCGGTTCCTGACCGGGATTGGCGGCGCGGGGGACGAAGACGGAGGGGAAGCTGAGGGTGAACTGAGGGGTACGGATTTGTTCGTTCTGCATGGTAAATGCCTTTCTTTGTTTGGATTAATCGAAAAGTTTGAGGACATCATCCCCGCGAGCCGGGGTCGGATCGTCCTCGTTGACGACTTTGATGGATTTGATTTCGTCGCGAGTTGTGAACTCATCGACACGGGTTTTCGCTTCGGCCTTCGGGACGCCGAGCTTCTGGAGCGTTGCCGTGAGCTGGGCGGGACTCTTGAGCTTGGAATTGAAGATGTCCTCCCCGAACTCGGAGAACGCCTGGATCACGGCGGCCTCATCGGTCCATTTCCTGTTGCTGAGGCTGGTCGCTTCAATGAGCTTACGGCCCGGAATCAAGACACCACGGGCGAGGGCGGCCTGTTCCTCAGCGGCGAGGGCCTTCACCCACGAGGTGAACTCCTCGGACGTGAAGAACGCCGAGAGAAGGCCGATCTCCTCGGGCTTGAGGGACGAGACGGCGGGAAGCGTGGCGACAGGATGCGCCGGGGTGGGATCACCCAGAAGGGCGAGGGCCTTGTCGCGCTTGAGAGGACACATCGACTGTACCTCGCAGAACTGGCACCATCTCCCGTCCCCGAACGGGGCGTCCGGGGCTTCGGTCGCGATGGCGGCGGGACGGAGGACGTCCATAGCCCAGGCATAGAGGTCCTTCGTCGTAGTGCACCAGGTGTCGATCGGAGACTTGGCGATCCCGTTGGGCTGGATGATTGTGATCTCCACTTCATCCACGAACCATGGATTGTTCTTCCCTAAGGCTCCAAGGCCATAGTACTGGAGCTGCGGATTCTCCAGCGCGTCCACCCGCTTCCGACCGTTCTTGTAGTCGAAGACACGGAGGACGCCGCCGAGCGTGTTATTCGGAATGATGCAGGAGTCGTTCCGTCCGAACATCCCGGGATGCACCCAGGAGAGATCAAACGGCTGCTCGACCAGGAGGGTCCCGCCGTACTTCTTGTACTGGCCGCGGACGTGATCCACGTAGACACGGGTCGCCTCGACCATCTGTTCCGTGACTTCGATGTTGAACTCCTTCGTCTGGATCATCGTGCCAAGGAACATCTCGGGCTCCTTCTTCGAATCGAGAAGGCACCACTCGCAGACTTGATGCGCCGCGGTACCAGTCGCCGCATAGGACGTCTCGTGACGTTCCGGGAGCTGGGCATAAAGCCGCACCGATCCAGGGCAATGAAGCCAACGCTCGGCAGAGGACGCGCCGATGAACGAATGGACTTCTTTCTCAGGCATGCGCGATCCCTTTCAGACGTTCGTACTCGGAGACGACCTGCTCGAACTTGCCGACCGGAACCAGCCGGATCGACTGGACGCCGACAGACTCAAGAGCCTTTCTCATGCACTCCAAATCGAACTTCTTCTCTTCCTCGGGCTTGTCTTCGGGCTTCATGTAGGTCTCCACGATCCGGGCGATCGCTTCCTCCTGAGTCATGGGCTTCACTTCACTTTTCTCCGTGAAGAACTCAAGCTGATCCAGGTCCGGCTTGTCCTGCTTTGCCGGAGCTTCGGTCAGGCTTGGAGCGTAACCAGTGGGATTGACGTCAGACTGCGGCGGTTCCAGGGGGGACGGGGTGGACTTCGCGCCGATGATAGGCTCAAACTTATGCTTGTCCCATTCCTTCTGGAGCGTAGTCGTCTTCGTGCCCTTCTTGTAGGCATGGCCGCGGGCGAGGAGTTCCAGTTTCAGTTCGTCGAACATGAGGTCACGTCCGTAGGCGGTCGTGGCGATCGGATGAGCGGCGACCTCAGCCGCGGCTTCGATCATCTCCCGCGTGATGACCGGCGAAGAGGGAGCCTCGACCGCTGCGATGGCTTCGACCACTCCGTTCGCCGCGTCGGCCAAAGCGGAGACTATTTTAGCTTCCGCCTGAGCTTCGGCGCGCGGAACTTCCTCCACTTTCGAGGCGAGGATGACAGGAGCCTCCGTGACGGGGTTCTTCCCGGCAAGGTGCTCCTTGTACCATTGGTTGATCTTGGTGTTCTCTTCTTGCGTGGCGGCAAGACGTTCGAGTGCATCGGCGATGCGGGCGATGTTTTCTTCGATACTCATAGTTGTCCTTTCTGGTTGGTTGTGGTTATCGAAGGATGAAAAGCGCGGTGAGCGCTATGACGGCGAGAGCTGTGACCAATCCCGCGCAGAAGCCCAGTAAAAGGCCGTAGCGGAAGTATTGGACGGCAGGCGAGACGAGCGGTTCGGAGAGGTTATAGGTTCCACGATGGCATTTCATTCGGACACCTCGCTTTCAAGGTCGAAGATTTCAACTTGGAATCTGATGTTGCAACGTTCGCAAAGGTAAATTCCATCGCCATAGTCGGTGTAACCGAATGATTTTTCGAGAATGACTTCATCGCTCTGATCACATGTTGGGCATCTCATTCGGACACCTCGCTTTCCTCGCCGACTTCCTCTATCCCGCCTTCCGGCGCGAAGTCGCGGCAAGAATCGTTGATGTTGTGGTACTCTTTGTCCACGCTGCATATACGGCAGGATGGACAGTAGTGGGCGCAATCGCGGCAAAGGTATCTCATTTCGTGATCTCCTCTATGACGCTCTGTTTGTCAACAATCGCCCGGACGAGACGAGCGTCAATGCTCCCCTCCGCGACGATATGGAAAACGCGAACAGTGTCATGCTGGCCGATCCGGTGGCACCGATCCTCGGCTTGCGTGACGTTACCCGGCACCCAGTCCAGCTCGGCGAATACGACGGTCCGCGCCGCGGTCAATGTCAGGCCGACGCCGGCAGCCGTGATCTGGCCGACGAAGACCCTGGCGGAACCATTCTGGAACGCCTGGACAGCTTCGTCCTTCTGCTTCTCGGTCATGCCGCCATACAGCATCACCCGGTCGTTCCCGTGCGCAAGCGCCTTCACGACGTCACGATGATGGGCGAAGACCACGACTTTCTCCTCTTCTTCGAGGAGGTCGTCGATGAAGTCCTGGACGTAAGGGACCTTGGCGAGCGCGACGTTGTAGCGTTCCTTCGCCAGCTCCTCGAACGAGGTCTTCTTGACCTCTTCGAGAACATCGGCAGCGAGGGAGAGTGATGCGAAGCGCTGACGGAACGACTCGGACTCGCCTGACTTGAAGTCCATGGCTATAACCTGACGAATCTTCGCCGGAAGCTCGGTCAGAACCTCTTCCTTCGTGCGGCGAACCATGATGGATTCCCGCAGAGCCTTGTTGAGTTCATCCGTGTGGGAGGCCCCAGTGAAATCCCATGCCTTACGCTTTCCGTGACCGCCGCGGATCGGGACGTTGATGAGGCGACCGCCACAGTAACGGATTCCGAACTGGACGTGGCTCATCTTGAGGCCGAGGCTCTTCAGAACGGGGAAGAGTTCCATGGGACGATTGACGACCGGCGTACCCGTCAGGAAGAGCCGGTAATCGGCGGCCAGACTGAGGCAGGCTTTCGTGCGCTTTGCCTCGGGGTTCTTGAGGTAGTGCGCCTCATCGAAGATGATGAGGTCGTAGGTCTTCCGCTGCTGCTTGCCGCGGACGATCTCCCCATAGGTCTGCGTCTCATGGAGAAACGAGGCGTACTTGAACAGGAGACGGACCCACATCGACAGCTCGCGCTCCCAGTTCAGTCTGAGGGAGGCCGGGCAGACGATGAGGACGGAGAACTTAGGACCTTTGGTCCGTTCAGCGAGGCGGTTCGCCACTTCAATCGAGGTGGCCGTTTTGCCGAGCCCGGGGGCGTCGGCGAGGAGCGCGCCATGCCGGGCTTCGAGCTTATCGAGGAGGAGGCGGACGCCTTGCTCCTGATAAGGGCGAAGAGATGGGGTTTGTTGGTTCATGTGATTTAATCCTTATCGGCAAATCGTTATTCGGTTTGTCGATAAAAATTAACACATGAAAACAAAAATGTCAAGCCCGAATGATAAAATAATGTTCGATAAAAACGAACAAATAAAAAACCTACTTGACCTTAGTCAAGTAGGATTATAGAATAAAAGAGTAAACTTTTTTATTTCGCAGGATAGACTTCCCTCAAGGCAACCCAAAACAAACAGGGTTCGTGTTCCTTCCAATACACGTAAGCCTCCCTTAAATACCGCATAGCGCCCTCGTCTGTCAAGCTCCCGCTAGTATAGTCACTGTAGAACCTAGGGGCTCCAGCTTCGATTTCTGCTACGGAGCATCTGTCCCTCATTTCCCAGTCGTCCGGGTCAATTTCAGGCAGAATATTCATGGTCTGGGCGATCAGGCGGCGCAGTCGCTCGGGACTCCGTGGGACCGTTGTTCCGAGCAGAGACAGGAATAGCAGCCTGTCGAAATCCCCCGAATCCATGTGACCAGCCGTGCTCGTTTCGGCCAGCCTTACGATCTCCCAAACAGGGACATTGAGCACACGCGCGGCGGCACAAAGTGTAGGTAAACGCCAAGTGTTTCCACGCTCGTGATTCAGAAGCATGTTCAGCGTCGTTCGTGACAACCCCATTTCTGACGCGAATCTAGCCTGCGTGAACTGGGATCTGGTCATCAGTCGAAAGATTACGTTCGAGATTTTGACGGAAAGCTGTGCGGAGCAGGCTTCATCGCCTGCAACGGCTAAAGTGTTTTTTCTAGGCATACGCGCCTCCTTGTGGTTGTGTTCTATATAATATAGACGCGAAAAATAAAATTGCAAACTTCTCTCGAATAGCTCTTGAAAAAATCGTATCGACAGCGTATATTAAAATGTTCGATTCCCCTTTTCAAACCATAACTCAAAAATCGAAAGGAAACAACATGAAAAAAATCACCATCGAATCCTGGGGACTCCAGGCCAACATCGCCCGAAAAGTCAAGGTGAGCAGAAGCGCTATCAGCGAAATCTTTACCGGAAAGCACCAGCCGTCCAAGGCTCTCGCGGCCAAACTGGAGGCCGAGTTCCTCCGCCTCGAAATACCCCTTACCAGATGGGACCTCATGTATGGTCGTCCAGAGGGTCAGAGCCTCGCCGACTACCTCAAGGAGAAGAAGCAGAAAGAAGAGGCCGAAGCATGAGTAAGTTCAAAGTGTGGCACAGCGCCGCCAAAAAGCCGTCCATGAGGTTCGGCGGAGCCAAGATAGACCGGATTAAACTGGTCCTAGTTCGAGTGCTGTCCGACGGGTTCGCCCGGTTCGAGATGTGGGAATACACACCGAAAATAGACGGCCCCTGGGACAACTTTGTCAAGGAACACCAAGTAAAAATATGGGCCATCGCGGGGTACCTGCTTCGCGCCGCCAGAGAGGAAGCTGAAGTATGAGCAAGCACAAAGAACACTCGAAGCCGGAGACTATGCGGTGCCAGTCCTGCGGACGCCTTCTGCCCGTCTCGGCTTTCGCCCATTACTCCATCACCAAATGCCGGAAGTGCGCCGCGAAGATGAGCGCGTCCCGCCGGAAACAAAAAAGAAATCAGGAGAACTGAACCATGAAAGCCTACGTAATAACGATCCGTCCCCACGCCATTACCGTGAACAGAGAATATGACTCTCCATCCCTGGTGCTGTGCTGCCCTTTTTGCATACGTTCTGGCGACTCCCGCCCTTGGGACCCGGATGTGTTTAACGATATGACCTTCAACGGAGCTTGCGGACCGTGGTGTCCCCACTTCGGAACCCCCTACCAGCTTCCATGCGGGGAATGGGTAATCGACCTCACGTGTGGAAAAGACGCGAAGCTGAAAACGCGCTATCTCCGCAAGGAGGACTGAGATGCCAAACTCAAGTAAACAAACGGCGGATCGGAACGCCGCGTTAGGGGGCGCGATCGCCGCTGCGAAGCGTGGCGTGTATGTCCTTCCTTGCGCCGTGCAGACCAAGAAGCCTAAGCTCAAATCTCCCCATAAGCTCGCAAGCACCGACCTGAAACAAATCGAGGAGTGGAGTCAGATGTTCCCGAGATGCAACTGGGGTACATATCCCGGCCTCGGCGGCGAGACCGTTTTCGACCTCGACAACCACGACGGGAAGGACGGCAAAGCCGAACTCGAAAAGTGGGCGGCTTCCCTCGGGCATGAAATCCCGCCGACTCACATGGTCCGCACACCGTCCGGTGGCCTGCATCTATACTTCAAGGGAGTCGCGCCCCTCGAACGCAACGGCTTCCTCCCCGGTGTCGATATTCACACATCGAAACTTCTCGTTATCCTCCCCGGCTCCCGCAACGTTAATGGAGACCGATACGTAGACTTG